AGTTACGCAGGCTGAAGCCGGATCGCTGATACCACCGATACAGATTGGTGGTCATGGTGAAGCCGGAGGTCAGCCGGAAGATCGTCTTGTCGCGTCCCGCGCCCAGGATCGAGATGTTGGATGCTGCGTCGGTCTGCGCGGATGGCGCTCCCCACAGATACACACCCTCCGGGAAGTACACTGTCTGGTTGCCGGTCATGGCGAACATCGCAGCGAGTGCTGCCGTGTTGCTTGTTACACCATCACCGACAAAGCCGAGTGTCCGTGCATTGATGGTTCCGCTCGCTGCGTTGGTAACTGCATTCAGTTGTTGCAGAGGCACCGCCTCCAGCAGCTGCGTCGCGTTGCCATACAACAGCAGTGGGCCGGTCAGGGTGCCGCCGGTGATCGGCAGGCCGATCACGCTGTTCGCCGACACGTATTGCACCGAGTTGCCGTCGTCGTATTGCACATACAACTGACCGCCGACGCTATCCCACCACAGCGCGCCCCGGCCGGGCGAGCTCGGCGACGGCCCGACGATGGCCTTGTTGCTCAACGTCTGGAACAGGTTGTCGATCGCGTCGGCGTTCTGGTTCCAATGGTCGCCCCAGGCGTCGAAATCCGCGTCCACCCACGGCTTTTTCAGGCTGTAGTTCAGCGTTGAGTCGTATCCGCTCACGGCAACGCCTCCAGTACCCATCCCGAAACGCCCGAGCACGGCGTGTCGCCCGGCAGGAAGGCGCCGCTGACCGAGCCGTTGACCGCCAGCATCGCCGCGCTGCGCGCATAGCGGCCGGCGCTGTACGGGCCAGTCCCGTACGGGCGCGGCGGCTGATACCCCTCAGTGATCCGCATCCCCGAGGCCCGGAACCGGCAGACATCACCACGATCGATCCGCACGATAACCGGCGTCACTTCATCGAACGGGCTGACCACGGTGCCCCAGCCGTAATAGGTGCCGTCCGCCAGATAGGCGGTCAGCCAGCCGATATCGCCCCACAGCGAGGTGGCGCGCGGCCATTCCGTGGTCGCCACATTGGCCAGCATCGGTACTGGCCCGTGCGGGCCGGGCGGCGCGTCGGACGGCGGCTCGAACGTGATCAGCTTGCGGGTATAGCCGGGCTGCTTCACCTCGGCGCCTGGCCCGCTCTGATCGCCCGGCGACAGCATCAGCGCGATCGACAGCGGCACCGGCGGGAGCGGACGTTGCGCCAGCGGGTCGCGACTATATCCGGTCATCAGAACGCGCGTGCCGGTGGCGCGGCGCGCAGCGGCGCGCCGGAATAGGTCGACGTTTCGAACCACAGATTGACCGCCGTCACCGCCTCGATGAACGCGGTCTTCATCTGCGTGGCGCGGTCGTCATCGAGCTCGAACATACCGCCGTATTTACAGGTGCCGAACAGATAGACCGCGTAATGCTGTTCCAGCACCGGGTTGGTATCCTGCGGGTCGCGCAACGGCTTCGGCGCACGGAACCAGGTCATTTCCACCGGCTGCGGCACCCAGGACAGTAGCGGCGGATCAGGGATGAACGGATGCGGTAGGAATTCGATGCAGTCGCCCTGCAAGCGATAGCTGGTCACCGGGCAACTGCCGTCGCCGTACAGCGGCCCAGTGAAATCGTCTTCCAGTTTGAGAAGTTTGCCGGTGGTCAGATCGCGGATCGACGCCATGGTGGCAAAATCCGCCGGCAGGCTGATCAGCGGCGCGTCGATCTGCTGCGTCGCCTTCACCACCATACAGCGCGCCCGCAGCATCTGCCGCATGTCGGCTTCGGCCATCGCGATCCAGCCGGGTATCAGCGGCTCCACGTCGCGGCGATCCAACCACCCCGCCACATCAGCACTGAGTTGCGCCAGCGTCGCCATGTCACGGATAGACGCCGTAATTGCTGTGCGGATAGCCGGGCGCCGGCCACACCACGGCGTTCTGCGCGGTCACCACGGCGGCCTTGAACGTGGCATCGGCGATGGCGGCGTATTCGACTGTATGGTGGATGCCGCTCGGCAGCGCGGGCGTCGCCAGGGTCGGGTCGGTGGGATAGCCGCCGGCCGCGAAGTTGGCGCGCCGGAACACCGGCGCCGTCCACACCACGGCCGCCGCTGCCGTATCGACGGCGCTGGTATAGGTCGATCCGCGCGGCGGCGCGCGATGCAGATACTTGTTCAGCAGGCCGACCGGCAGCGTCGGTGTCGTGAGGACAGGATCAGCCATGTGGCGCGTCTCCTTTATGTGAACGCGGCAATGACCACGCCGTTGGACGGCGGCGCAGCGGTAGAGCCGAGGTCGTTGCTCGCGGTCACCACGCAGGTTGCGGTCTTGCCAACGTCACCGGCTGTGACCACCAGCGTGTCGCTGTCGGCGCCGGTGTCGCTGCCATCAAGCTGCCACTGATAGGCGTAGCCGTAGGGTTCCCCGCTCCAGTTGCCCATCGTGCATGCCAGCGTGTCGCCGTCCTGCGTTACCGCCGGCACGTCGATATTGCCGGGCGGCCCCGGTTCGGCGGGGGCGATTGGATCAGCGCCCGACGCGGTGTCGGAGGGCGGTGGCGGCGGCGGCGGGAACAGGCTCGGATCGTCCGCCGGGTTGTCCGCCGTGTCGGTCGCTTTCGCGACCAGCATCGGCAGGATATCCGGCGGATAGACCGCCGGTTCCAATGGGTCGCCTTCCCGCAGCGTCGCGTCATCGCCTGCTTCGTCGCTCGAAGCGATATCGTCGGGCGGTGGTGGCGGCGGCGGATAGCGGCTCGGATCGTCCACCGGCAGATAGGCTTGCCCGGTCGCCTTGGCGACCAGGCCGGGCAGAATGTCCGGCGGATAGGTGGCTTGCAGCAGCTCCAGCGGCACGCCATCAGCCGTCGCCTGCGCGGCCGGCGGTGGCTGCATTTTGAACTGATCGGGGTCGATCATCGGCCGTTTCCCTCTGCTGCGCCGTGCCACGGGCTTAGAGTTTTCGGCAGTCGTCGGTGCGGAACGCGCGGGTGTCGTCGCGATTGAGCCAGGCGCGCAGCGAGGCCGGATGGCGGGTCACGCCGCGCGCATCGAGTGCCCAGAAATCCGCCGCCGGGATGGACGCGACCTTGGTCCAGCCGCCGCTGCTGACGTTGGCCTTGTAGGCGTTCCACTTGTCGAACATCGACCGCTCGATGGCGTTGGCTGCGAGAATGGCGCTGCGGTCCTGATCGTTGACGATGATCGCGCCGTTCTCGGTCTGCACGTAGCGGGTGCGCCGCCCGGTGTCCGGGTGATGGATATCGAGCAGGGTGTTTTCCAGAGCCATCGGGCCGTGTCCTGTCGTTCCGCTATTGGTTCAAATCGAAGACACAACTTTGTGCCTTCGGTGCGGTGACGCGCAGCGTGCCTTCCCAGACAATGCCGCCCTGCGTGGAATCGCCGGTCTTGCCGTAGTCCTGTTCGATCATGTCGCGGTTCGGCAGCGGCGCCAGCTCCACGAAATCCCGACTGACCAGTTCGATGATGTGCGCGGGAATGAACCGATCGGGGATCAGTTGAATCTCGCCAAAATTCGAGCGGTAGACATCCACCGCACCATTCAGTGTCACCGGCTGCGCCGACGATGACATCAGGATATTCTGTTGCACGATCGGGTTGGTGGTCGGCGCGCCGGTGGTCGCCGCCAGCACGCTGAAATAGCGCTTGATGTTGGCCGACATCAGCGCCGCCGATGGCACCTGGCCGTTGTTGAAATTCGCTTGCAGGCAGTCTTCCACCATGGTGATGGTCAGATCGCGCAGCGTCCCCGGCGTGTGCCCGTTGGTGCCGTCGCCGACCGGCAGCACGCCCGCCCCGGCGCCGACCGACCCGACGCTGCACCAGGTCGGGAACCCGGCGAGCGCGCGCGGGTCGGCGATGGTTTTTACCGACTCCGACGTGATGGCGAGTTCCAGATCACGCTTGAGCTCCTGACCGCGCAGCAGGAGTTGACGGGCGAATTCTTCCTCGCCGACCTGCTGCACCACGCGCAGCGTATCGGACACCGACACGGTGCGGGCGAGGATTTGACAGATGTTATTCAACCGCGACGGCTTCTTGGCCGGGCTCATCGCGGCGGTGAAACCCTCGGGCTGCGGCACATTGGCGGCCGGGTTGAGTTCTTGCAGCAGCCATTCGGTCAGCACCTGATCGGCGCCGACGCTATCGAGCATCGACACCATTGGGGTCTCGTCTTTGTCGATCTGATAGATGATATCCGCGAGGTCTTCGCGGACGTTCGGCGCGGTGGTCTCGATATAGGTGTTTGCCGGTGCCGGCGACATGACCGGAAGGGCCATTTCCTCACTCCTGTTGCGTGCGCCCGGCGATGCACCGCGCGCGTTGAACCGTGACGCCGTTCCACGATTGCAAGCCGTGGGTCTGCGTGTTGGTCGCCGCACGCGGATTGCAAAGCCGCGCCCGTGACCGGGGTTCCGCATAGGAGCCGGATGCCGCTTCAGGCGGGCCGTGCGGTTGGTCGCGACGCGACTCCGGTTGGCCGGCGAGGGCGCGGCACTGGTCACCGCCGCAGAGGCACGTCGTCGCCGGGATGGTTGGTCTGGCAAGACTCCACCGGCTCACCGGGCGTTGCTTGGTCCTGCGACTGCCATGGCCCGGCTGGCGGCGATATCAGCGCAGCCGCGCCGCTCTGTCAAATAGCGAATTACTATTTGACCGAATCCGGCTCCCTGGCGGCTTTATGCTTCCCATCCCCATCCAGCAGATTGACCAGCGCCGTCATCGCTGCCGCGACCAGCGTAACTGCCGCAGGGTTCCACATTTTCGTGGAGCACATCTTTGTGGAACACCCGACAGTCTCCGATCGCTTCGTTCTGCAAGTGGCTATGGCGACAGGTGATGCAGCGTTGCTCGTAAGATCGGGTCGTTGAGGAAGCGCTCTCGTTGTCTTTCATATTCCGCTCCAAGCGCGATATTGCTCATCCCATTCGCCATCAGGCATGGCCAACGGAAAGTCAGTTCTCGGTCGGCCAAGGCGCCACCAATTAGCGAACTCGTCCAAGCGCTCCTTCTCGTTCTCGATCCAGACCTCAAGTGCGGTCGTCTTGTCACTCATGGTCGTTGCCTTCAATCTCTTCGCGAGAGACCAACTCCAGATCGCGGAGACAGCCACCAGTCGGTGGGGCGCCGCACACTGGGCATGTGACGCTAACGCGGACAATCCATAAGCCGCCAGAGCATAGCGAACCGTCACCAAAAGGGACGGTGGTCTTGGATACCGGGTCAGCCACCTTCAAGCTCCTTGTCCGTCACGAGTTGCCACGCCTCGTACCCGCCGTCCGCAACGTTGGCGAACGGCGGGATGTCGTGATCAAGGCACCAGCGCACGCGGCGACTGTCGATCTCAACCGGGCGCGCTGCCAGTTCTGAGATCAGCTTGCCAAGCTCTTCGTCAAAGTCGGTCGTTTCGTTGGTCATCGGGCCGCGCCGTTGCCGCGCTGCGCGGCGCGCCGCGCCATCAGCAGCCCGACACCGCTCTTGACGTTCGGGGTGGCGGCGAAGCGTTCCTCGGCGTTGCGCACCGCCGCCGGTGCCGGCGCGGCCGGTGCGCCGCCGCGCCTCACCTGCGGCACCTGCAAGGTCGCGGTACGCGCGCCCTCCGCCATGCGCTGGCCGATCATCGCCCAGGCAATCGTTCGGATATGCCGCGCCTCCACGATCTGATCGAGCTCGGCGGCCGGGAAACCGTTCTTGGCGCCCCAGGCGCGCATTTCCCCGATCAGTTGGTTGCGGGTTTTTTCATCGCCCCAGCCGGGCAGGGTCCGCACCAACTCGGCATGGCTGACACGCACGCGTTCCGCCCGCTGCTGCGCCTCGCGTTGCTGGTTGGCCTGCATGATCTGCGTCAGCCGGCCGCGCTCTTGCTCGCGCTGCTGTTGATGCACGCGCCAGGCGGCGTTCTGCCGAGCATACTCGGCCGGATCGGCGGACAACGCGATCCAGTCCGGCTCGGCGAAACCGCCGCCATCCATCGCCTGCAATTGTCGCTCGATTTCGGGAATTAGAATCGGCAGCAACTGATCGATGGTCTGCGCCCGCTCGTTGATCGTGCGCGCCTGCTCGGCGAGTTGCTGTGTCTTTCGGGTGTAGTCGCTCGCCTTCGACACCGCGTCGGTCAATTCGGGCACGGTGAAATGCCGCTGCTGGCCTTCGATGGTCAGCGGCACGCCCTGGAGATACGCGTTGGTCGGCGCCGGTTGCGGCTCACTACCTTGCTGCTGCTGGCCGCCATCAGCGCCACGGTCGGCGCCCGTCAGCGCGGCGAGCACGGCGTCGATCGCGCTGGCTGGTGCGGTCTGCCGCTGCGGTTGCTGCTGTTGCGGCGGCTGTTGCTGCCCGCCGTCAGCGGCGGCGCCGTTCGCGCCTTGCGGTTGCGACGGCGCGGCACGGCGTCGTGGCGGCGCCGGTTCCGTGGTCAGGATCGGCGACGGTTGTGGCGCGCCGTCCGCTGCCGGCGCCGGGCTCGGCGCGGCGCCTCGGCGCAGCGCGGCGACGCCCTGCGAGAGCGTCATGCCGCCCCGGTCACTGGTCAGTCCCGGCGCCGACCGGCGCGGCCCGCTGGGCGGTGTGGCCGCTGCCGGGCCGGACGCTGCGCTACCGCCGTCCGCTGCGGGTGCGCCGCCGGCTGGCGTGCCGCCTGTGTCGCTCATTGCCTGGTTCCTTTTTTCGGGAGGAGTGTCTGATAGCTTTCCTGAAAACGCCGCGCCGCGTAGCGCGCATCGGCGTCACTGCGCAGATCATCCATGAAGCGATGACAACGCGCGCAATAGCGGTGTTTGGCGTCGTTCGGATTGTAGCTGACAAAGCCGCAGTCGAGGCAGGTGAACGGCTCGCCGTCGAACAGCGTGCGCTGTCGACGTTTCATTCCATCGCCTTCATGCTCTGCCGCGCCATTTCCATATCGCGCACGCCGCCGGCAATCACTTGCAGATACCCGACCATCTTGCGCAGCACCAGCACTTCAACACGCGCATCGCTGCGCAGCTCCTGCGTCGGCGCGACGATCGCCTGCTCCATCGCGGCGAGCTGCATTTCCCGTGTGATGGTCTGGAAATACTCGTCGTCCAGCAATCGTTGCGCTTTCGGCGCCTCCTCACGCAACTGCTGTTCAGAGATGTTGGGCGAGTCACTCATGACGCGGGCGGCAGCGCGCCGCGCGTGGCCAGCATACTGGCAGCGGAACTGGCCCCGCCACCCATCAGGCGTTGCCGCAACGCAATCGCGGCGGCCGGGCTAATGCCGAGCGGCGAGCCCGGCGGCGACGCATTCGGCGGCAGTCCGGCCGGCAGCGATGGAACTGGTCCGCCGGTCGGCGTGAGTGCGGGAAGCACCTTAGGCCGGGCCGGCGGACCACCCCTGGCGGTTGCCGGCGCCGGTATCCCGAAGGTCGGCGGCGCCGCAATGCCGGGGGACGCGGCCGGCGGCGGGGAGGTCACCCCCGGCAGCTTGGGTTGAGTGCCCGCCAGCGTCGTCCAGGTCAGCGCGGCGGCTTGATCATCCACGCGCACCGCTTGCTGGAATTCGCTGATTGGCGGCACCGGCGTGCCGGACGTTGCGGCGGTCTGCCACACCGCCACCCAGGCGTTCAGCGCCGACTCCTGCCGCGAGCGCTGGTCGTCGAGCACCATCTTATCGCGATCATACTGATGCTTCGCGGCATCGTCGGCCGCGTCCTGCTGCACCTTGAGCTGTTCGACCTGGGCCAACAGTTCGTCCGTTGTCGGCTTCGGCGGTGGTGGTGGCGGCGGTTGCCAGCCCGGCGGCAATTCCTTGAAGTAGCTGACCACATCAGAAAATCCTGCCGTCTCCACCATGCGCGCCAGCGTGTTGCGATACTCCTGCAAGCCGACCAACGGCGTATCGAGCATGCCTTGCTGCACGGCGGGCGCCAGAATCTGTTCCTGCTTGCCGGCGATGGTTGCCAGCATGGCCAGTCGCTCGGCCGGCGTGCCGCGTTGTCCGACATTGACCTGCACACTCCACTGCATCGACAGCGCACGCGGATCAACCGTCGTCCAGGCGCCTCGGATCGATAAGACGTTCGGTCGGTCCTGTTGCCGCGCCAGCATGCGCACCAGGCCGGAATACAGCGGCGCCATGCCGGTTTCCGCCATGGTGCGCGCGATCATGTCGATGCGATCTTGCGAGGCCGAAGTTTGCGCGTTGACCGCCGTCGGCGTGGTCGATTGCAGGCTGTCAGCGGTCAGTCCTTGCGAGGTGCGCGTGATGCCGGTGCGGCTTTCGCGAATCGCTTCCAGTTGTTCCAGCACCGGCAGCGCCTGCGCCCCCGTGAAGGGTTTTGTCAGCTCTTGCACCGCGCCTTGCGTGGTGACGCGGATCAACGAGCCGATCGCGGTCTGCCGCGCGTCTTCGATGTTGACGGCGCCGAGTTGAATCACCGTTCTCGGAAAAATCGACTGGCCGAGACTATCGAGCACCGCGCGCATGACGCGGGTTTCGGTGCGCTGTAGGTCCATCACCATATCGGCTTGCGAATAGCCGATGATGCGACCCGGTTCCCTGTACGGCACGAATGCGGCGAGCGGGATTTCGTCGGAACGGTCCCAGCGGATCAGTTCGGGGCTGTTGCCGAGCGCATGGGTATGGATCAACTCGCCCATGTAGTCGCCGTCCGTGTCCATCTGACACCAACCTTCGACATAGCGCACCATCCGCATGCCGGGATCATCCGGCACCGTGGTGGAGCGGATCGATCGCCCCGACGCCCAATCGCGCGCCACCGCCTCACGACGATTGCGGGTGTTGATGTTGGCGCTGGCGTGGCGCAGCACTTTATCGGCCGGCAGGCCATCGGCGATCAGATCGCCGGCCGGCACGTCGCGCACATGGAAGATCGCCCGTGCGGTGCCCGGCATATCCGCATCAGCCACCACCCAGACCGCTTCGGGCATGATGCTCTCGACAATTGGCCAGGCGCGCGCGGCGTGACGGGTGATTTGCGCCGAATAGAGGATTGGCGGCCCACCCGCTTGTAGATACGCGGCGCCTTCCATGGTCGCAGCCACCGCGCGCTGTTCATGCGGCAGCATCGGCCGCCGCGCCACGCGTCGCGCCGTGATACCGGACTCTTGCAGCAGGAATTGCAGTTGCGGCAGCAGCAGATTGTTGCATTCCTCATGCCTGACCGCCCGTTGCGCACCCCAGCGCCACTTGGCCCAGCCGACTTTGCGCGTCAGACCGTTCAGCAGGATATCGTGCAGGATCAGCCAGCCGGGATTGGCAACGAACAGGCTCCAATGGGCGTATTGCGTGGCTTTACGGCCGAGATCGGCATGCAGCAGGCCGAGTTGTTCGTTTTCCGCAATTAGCGGCACAAATTCCACCGGATTTTCGACGCCCATGAAGATTCTGAGCAAGGACGGCAGCGTGGCGCGCACGGTATCGCGTACCGTGCTCAACACCAGCCGCGAACGGCCAGGTTCCTCGTCGCCCATCGGCTTGGCGCTGTAGTATTCCGACGCCAGCACGCGTTCCGTGCTCAGCGCCTGGTCATAGCTCTGCGCCGCGTTGAAATATGACCGCATCTGCGCCTGGATCGAATTATCATCGCGGGCGATGCGGTCGAAGATCACCTCTTCCTGCCAGGGCGTGCCGGATGGCGGGATCATCGGCTGCAAGCCGGCCTCGTAGCGCTGCAATTCCAGCGGCAGGCCCGGCATCGCCGCCTGCATTGCCGCCGCCATGCGGTCATCGTCGGGCCGCGACAGGTCCAGCATGGTGGCAATGCTCATGCGGCCCGGCGTGACGAACGCGTTGCCGCCGATACCTGATGATAACAACCCGCCGGACGGCGCGGACGGCGCCAGCATGCCGCTCATGAGTGCTGCTCTCCGGTTGTTGTCAGATCATTCATCAGGCGCTCTCGGTGGAGATCGGCGTTGACCCGCAGGAAGTGTTCCACTTCGCTCCACTTGCTTTTTGCCAGGCTCAATCGGCCGCCCTCGTTTGGTTGCGTGCTGCAAAACTGCTGGAATTGCTGCCTTAGCTGCTCGATGCCGGTTACGCTTGCGTCGTCGCTCATCGATCTTCTCCAACACTGTCGCCATCACGTCGCCGAGCGGTCTCATTCCATCGCTCGCATCGGCGCCCTGATCGGCACGCGGGTGTTCAACAGATTGCCGAGGCCCAGTTGCAGCGCCATCCCACTCGGAACGAACGTACAACAAAGGGCGTCGGCCGCATCTGGGCTGCGAAACCCCCGCGCGCGCAATTGCTGCTTGCTTTCGACTTGCATGCGGCCATCGCTGAGGAAGGTGACGCGCGGCGCGCACAGATCGGCGCGCAGTTGGTCATCGAACGGCAGCGAGACAGCACGCGTTTCCAGCCATTCGCGCACCGACAGCCAGAGTTGATCGCGCAGCCGCATGAAGCGACCGGCGACCGGCGGCGCTTCACCGACATTGACCCCGAGCACGGGTAGGTTTTGTTCCAGCAGCCGATCGACCACGCCGGCCCCGATGCCGATCACGTCGATGGCGATCAGTTGCGGTCGGTTTTGCGGTTGCGTCAGATCGAATTCGTTCTTGATGATCCCGGCGAGCTGCATGGTATCGATGCCCTGCCAGCGGCGCGGGGGTTCGGTCACACGGTTGCCGCGCCGCTTGACCAGCACGCTTTGATCGCTGCCGAAACGCGCCACGTCAACGCCCCAGATTTCCGGCGCGCCGACCATCGGGAGTTCGACGCGTTCCATGGCGCTTTCAACCAGGCCCGCCGGGATCAACGTATCGTCCTCGGCGAGCGGAAATTCCCCGAGCACGCGCACCCGGTACTGATTGCTGTCCGGTCCCCAGCGGTTCAGCACTTCCTCGATGAACGCCGGATCGACAAACCGGCTTTCGTGACACGACACCTTCCGTAGCCACCAGCGCTCGGGCTCCATGTTGAAGGCTCGCCAGAACATGCCCGTCGCCCGCGTCGGATTGCCGGTCATCACCGTGATGGCACGCGGCGTTGACATCGATCCGATCGCCGCCTCGAAAACAGCTTCCGGCACGCCGGACGCTTCATCGATGATCAGCAGCAGATTTTCGCTGTGCAGCCCTTGCAGTGATTCAGGATTGTCCGCGCGCGACGTGCGGGCGGTGACGAAGCAGTTGTCCGGCTGCGCCTTGAGTTCAACGCGATCGGATTGCACGTCGAACAGATTGGCCCACGCCAGCGGCAGCGAACGGTACACCGCGCGCAATTCGCCGAGTAGCGCGTCATGCAACTGCGGTGCGCTTGGCGCCGTCATGCCAACCTTGAAGGGCAACCGCGTGCAAGTGAACCACACGACCAGGTTTGCCAGCATCTTGGTCTTGCCCACGCCATGACCCGAACGAATAGCGATGCGCGTATGGCCTTGGGAAATCGCCCTGTTCGTGTCCTCCTGCCACTTATCGGGTTCACAGCCCAGAACTTCGCGACTAAACGCGTTCAATGCGCGGCCGTATTGTTCGATACAGAGCGCCCACGGATTACCGGAATTAGCGATTGCCTCGGCAAGTGCGGTCATCGCTCAGAGCCCGGCGCTAAGTTCGCCGCCGAGCGCGTCGATCGATGGGCCGATTTCCGCCGCGACCAGCTTCAGCCGGGCCTGATAGTCGCGCGCCAGATCGGGATAGTACTGCGCCAGATAGGCGCCACGTCCCTCACGCCACCAGGCGGTGCAGCGCGCACACTCGGGCGCATTCGTGACGTGCTGATAAAGCCGTGGCAGCGGAATGCCATGCTCGCGCAGGTAGGCGAACACGTCAGCGTGCGACCATTCCTGTAGCGGATAGTAGAGCTCGATACCCTCTTGCACGTCGCCGCTTTGCATCGGCAGTCGCTTCATGTCGACCGATTTGGTACCCCGGATCAGCAGCGTGTTGCCGTCCGCTTTCACGCGCTGCCAGAGCGGGTCCATCAGGTTCGCAACGCAGCAATCATAGCGCGAGGTCAGCAGGATTTTGTGCTCGCCCATCATCCGGCCGACGCGATCCTGACTGTGCGGCATCAGATCGGTCGGCAGGCCGTGTTCGATGTTCCACGCGGCGACGTTGGTCTGCACGCGCACGAAATTCGGAATGGCATCCTCAAACATCGCGATGTGTTCGCGCATTTCCGGGAGAAGATCGCCCGTATCGCAGTGATAAACAATGATACGGTGCAATTCGTGACGAAGCATGTGCAGGACGGCGGTTGAATCTTTCCCGCCTGACCAGGCTAGGCAAATCTTTTCGTGCCGGTCCAGCGGCGACAGATCGATCGGGCTCATCTCAGCAGCGGCCGGCCCAAGGCGCATTGGTATAAGTCGAATAAGAAATAGATGATGAACACGATGACGATCACCGCAACCACAATGCGGATGACCTGCATGGCGATGCTGCCGGCCCAGCCGAGCCAACCGAGCAGGATGGGCAGCAGCAGCATGGCGATCGCCACAAGCCCGCACACCACGACCAACCAGACCAGGAGTTGCACCAGCCACGCAACACTAAAACACATGGGACACCTCGGGCGGACTCATCGCCGCACTGCCGTCCAGATCACCGGCCGTAGATCATCGAATATCCGGGCGTATTCCTCATCGTTGCCGTACAGCATGCGAAACACGTCATCGCAGCCATCGGGGTTTTCGTGCCAGTCGACCGTCCAGCCGGCAATGTCGGCAATTGCCACCATCTCATCGAACGGAACTGCCCGCGCAAATAGCCGCTCGCGCATCAACCGGTTCGGGTCAGCCAGCCCATAGTCCGGCACATGCGCCGCGCCGCCGGGATGTGTCGGCCGCGTTTGGTCGGGCAACCGCTCGTAATCGAACACCAGTAAGCGCCCACCGCGCCGTGTCACGCGGGCGGCTTCGCGCAGCGCCATCTCAAACGGCTCGGCATGGCACAGCGCATACAGCAGCATGCAGCCATCGGCGCTTTCGTCCTCCAGCGGCAGGTCGTGCATGTCGGCGTGCAGTTGCAGGAAATCGCGTGGCGCGTGCGACAGTTGGAAATAGTTATTGTTGACCAAGATGAAGTTGAGGTCGGGACAGGCCGCGTGCATCAGTCGCGCCACCTCGCCGAAACCGCAGCCGATATCGACCCAGGTCTCGCCCGCCTCGGGCTGCATGTAATCCAACAACCGTGCGACATGCGCCGCATCGGTGTCAGCGAGGCGGAAGCCTTGCAGAATTTTGACCCCGGCCGCGAGCGCCAGGCGTGACGCCTCGTTGAGCACGTCGGCCGGGATCATCGCTCACTACCGCCGTGGCTGCGCGGTTGGCGGCAAATCTTGGTTCGGCGCACCTGGCACGGACGGCAGCGGATAACCAACCGACAGGGAGGGATCAACGACCGTATAACCGACGACCCGCGCACCACCGGCCGCACTCACCGCGACGATCGCAACAAGGAATTTCTGCGAGGGCAAATCATGCCCCGGCATAGGCGGTGGCACAGCCGGACCACCCCCGACGACAGGCGGCGGACCACCAGGCGCAATCGGATGCGTCGGCACACCAGGCGACGGCCAGATACTGCCGGGTGGCATCGGGTGATTTGGCGGGAGTGGTGTTGGCGGCCAAATGCCAACGGGGGGCGGCCAGATGCCAGGGGGCGGCGGCGGCAGGGTATTGTCGATGAAGGGCGGCGCGCCACCCCAGATGCCGGGCGGCTGTCCGGGAAGCGTGTTGTCCGGGCCGCCCGGCACCACGATGACCGAGCCAGCGGGAACGGGGAATGCTGCCATATCGTATATACTCCATGTATGTGTTGATATGTAAACGGTCGTCAGGCGGGATCACGCCGCGCGCGCCTGATAACAAAGCCGGGTATGCGCGGCGCAGTACGGCGATAGTTCGGCCACCGGGTCGTCACAGAACGCGCGCCGGCCGGTGATGTATTGGCAGCTCGCAAATCCGGCGCGCGGCGCATGCCGGGGCAAGCCTTTGGGGCGGCCGACGTTTTCCGCCACGCTGGCCGCCCCGCCGGGCGTCGCCGAGCCGGACTCTGCCGGCAGCACGACGGCGCGCTTGGCCGCGACCGGCTTCGCGGCCGGCGGCGGCTTGGTCCGTTTCACCGGCAGCGTGCGCCCGATCGCGGCGCGACGGTTGCGTTCGGCGCGTTCACTGTCGGACAGGCCCACCAGCGGCGTGCCGCGCGCCGGCAACATGGCGCGACGGCGATAGGACAGCACCGCTGACTTGGTGCCACCGGCCACCCTGGCAATGTCGGCGGCTGGCATGCCGCTCAGCCAGAGCTCGGTCACCTTGCGACGCCAGCGGATCGGCAGATGACTGCGGCAGCCGAAACAGATCAGCTCGCCCCGGCTCAGATACAGCGGCGCGGTGCAGAGCCCGCAGCGGTTGACCGCCGCGCCCCTGGCCCCCGCCGCCCACACTCGGCGCATGTCATCCGTGGTTCGGCCGTTCTGCCAGATAATCCCTTCGACGGCGCTGCTAGGTCCGCACGGATATGACGGGGGCGGGCCCACGGCGGGGCCGGGGGGGGGCGCGCGCGGCGCGTCGGTGGCGGCCCCGAGTGCAGCGGGCGGCATCAATCGCGGCCGCGCGGCGGCAACGTGACGACCGAACCAACGGCGGAATTGGTGTTCGGCATGGTGTTGCCTCCCTGATCGTCAGCCTGCACGGCCGGCCTCCCGCTGTCAAATAGTCTACCACTATGCGACAGCGCACCCCCACTCCCGCGCGGCGCGTCAATCGTGGTCCGCGCGCCAAACTGCGACGCGGCGAGAAAATGCGCTGCCACCAGGCTATGCACACCGTCGAGACCACCGGCCGTATCTAGATCGCTCTGGCGGAGGTGGCAGTAGGGCAACAAGAGCTCGATGGCGCGCATGTAGTAGTTGGCGCACCACATGTGATCGGCACCAGGCACGGCCTTGCGGATGTAGGCGATCGCCTCGGGCAGCGTGCGGCGCGTGATCAGGTGCAACGCTTCGGCCGGCAACCGGCCGCGCTCGGACAGGTATTCGGCCGTCCGCCGCGTGTCATAGCGCGGCTGTTTCCGCCTTGGCTTGCGCCCATCGTGCGAATCGGGCGCCTCCGTGACCATTTGGTGGTCACCCTGACTGTCAAACGCGAGCGCGATTTGCGCGCGCGAGTCGCCAGCCGCGCCGGCCGGCAAGGGGTTTTCGGCCGTTTCAGCGTCCCCGACTGCTGGAATTTTCGTTTCACTTTCTTCTGCTACCATCGGTTGCACCCCTCCTAAGCCTTTGAGCTCATTACTCTCTCTCTCTCTCTCCCTCAAAAGAGAGGAGAGAGAAGAGAGAGTGTGACAGGTGTGACGAGGAAGCGTGACAGTAGGAATTGCCGGATTTCACTGTGTGATAAAAAGCGTGACAGTGTGACAGGTGTGACAGTGTTTTCGTGCTCTCACGCGTACGCACGCGCGCGGGGTATAGACTCCCGCGCGAGGCCGTTGGTTTGCACTGAGCGCGCAAATTCACTGTCACAACCGTCACATCGTCACGCTTTTGGTAGTCTGGCTAAGAAAAGCGTGACGGTCGGAAACCCTCGACTGTCACACTGTCACGCCCCGTTCGATCGGAGCACCGATAGCCAGCGCGCTAATCCTACCACACTCGGGCGCATGGGGAACGGGCAAAAGAAAACCCGCACTGGTGACCAGTGCGGGCTTGCTATTGGGCTTGGGGGTAATCAGTCGCCAGTCACGCGCGACGCATCCGGCGCCAGGCTGGCACCATATTGCACGCGCTCGCGTTCCGCCGCGCGAAATAGCGCGCACAGTTTGGCCACGTCATCCACGTCAGCATGCACGTTGTCGCCATAACCGTCGCACGCTTCCGACCAGACACCATCAGCGTCATCCGGCATCATGCTGACTGCCATATGCAGTTTCCAGCGCTTGCACTGGCCAGCCATATCGTGGAGCTCGCGAATGTAAGTGGCCAGCGCTGGTAGCGCTGCCAGTCGCGCCGCAAGCTTGTCGCGCGCATGCTGGTAAGCTTGGGCTGGCGTGAGATGGAATTTCACCTTGCCATAGAGTTTCCAGCCCATGCCGTCATTCTTGAGAATGACACCATCGGACATATAGCGCTTTGCTTTGGTGATATATTCGACGGTGCCAATGATCTGACCGTGCGCGGACAGCTTTGCCATTTCAATTCCTCCCCACGAAGCGCAGCGCGGGCGCTTCCACTGCTACCTCATAACCTTGCGCGAGGATCATGCGCATCATGTCCTCCGTGATTGTCTTGGTCCGCGCCAGACCGCAGAAAAAAACGCTCGTCTTGCACGCGGGATAGATTGTTTCCACGCCATACACTTGACGGACTTGAACTGTGATTTGCATCCTCACCGGTCTCCCATCTCATATTCCGCGATCACTTCATCCTCCGGACCGCAAAGTGTAGCGGCCATGGTCCAGCAGTCGTTTGCGAACGATTCGAACATCGCCAGTGCATCGGCGAGTTCGGCATACTCGAATTGCGAAATCTCACAGGTGCGGCCGTAGGCGACGGTCAAGCCATAGGCGAGGCGGGCGGGAAGCTTCATCATGTCGGTTACTCCGTTTGTTTCGATGCGCCCAATCTAATGACTGCCATACACGCGGTCAATACGTCCGCTTGCATGGCAGCCATGTACAGATCGCTGGTCAGGCTTGGCTCTTTACGAAATGATCCCGCATCGCGCGCGCCCTGGCGATGTAGTGGCGCGCCAGCGCCTTGTGCGTGATAGCGGCGAGCGCGCGCGATTCGGCCGGACCATTCGCCAAGGTCAACCCGGTAATAGGATCACGCAACGTGCAATCGGCGTGGCGACGGAGCACTGACCAGATATAGAACTGCGCGCGGTATAGATTGCGCTGATACTCGCGGCGCGGCGATACCCAACGGGGCTCACGGTCGCCACGGAGCTCGATTGCTTGCGGCATATCAGCGGCCTCCCCATCCGTCGCACATGCGTGCAATCTTGTGCATGTTATAGGTGCGATTGCGCATCATGTCGCGCATGGTCTGCCGCCCGGTGCCGCCGCAGGAATTGCAGCGGCCAGACTTCTCCATCTTGCCATTGACGCACGCGCCCCAAGAATAAACCCCCGTGCCGCGACACTTGCCGCACTGGCCGGGCGCTTCGTTTTCATGTGCCAAGTCATACACTGTCGTGCTCCGCTTGTTGTTGACGGAGCGGTATCTAATGGCTCGCACATAAGCGGTCAATACGTCCGCTTTGCATGGCTGCTATGCATAAGCGGTCATTGTGTCCGCTTAGACAATTCCCTAAATGTTTGTTCGTCAACAAGGCAACGGAGTAAAGAGCGTGAAAACCGAGGTTTACCAGCAAGTCACGGACCGTATCGTGGCAATGCTAGAGGCGGGCACCAAGCCCTGGCAAAAGTCATGGGATGGCAGTTTCCCAACCATTACCGGCGCGATGCAGCGGCCGCTGCGCGCCAACGGTCAGGCTTACAAGGGCATGAACGTGATCAATCTATGGTGCGCGGCGCAGATGCGCGGACTCACGTCACGCCATTGGATGACCTACAAGGGCGCGCAAGAGCTCGGTGGTCAGGTGCGCAAGGGCGCGCGGGGCGAATTCGCGTTTTATGTCGGTCAGACCACGATCAAGGGCGCGGACACACCGGCGACACCGGGCGAAACGAGCGACGGTCAGACAATCTCGTTTCTGAAATGCTACCACGTCTTTAATGCCAGTGAGATTGACGGTTTGCCGGCACGTTTCGCGCCCATCGCGGCGCCGGTTGATATGCCGGCGCCAGTCTGCCCGCACGCGCGCAACGGTGTCGTGGACGCATTTTTCGCTGACGCTGGCGTGCGGTTGGCGCACGGTGGCGACAGGGCATTTTACGCCCCCTCGCTTGACGCGGTGCGCATGCCTGAGCTCGCCGCGTTCAACTCGGCCGAGTCCTACTATGCCACGCTGGCGCATGAGGCGATCCATTGGACGGGCCATGAGTCACGGTGCGCTAGGCCGTTCGGTAAGCGGTTCGGCGATAACGCTTATGCAATGGAAGAGCTCGTTGCAGAGTTAGGCAGTGCCTTCCTGTGCGCTGACTTGGCCATATCGGACGCACCGCGCGCGGACCATGCCGACTATCTGGCCAATTGGCTCGCGGTCCTGAAAACCGACAACCGGGCGATTTTCACGGCCGCCAGTGCGGCGGACCGCGCCGCGTCATTCTTGCATGACGCACAACCAAGCGCGGCATTGCTTGCCGCGTGACCACCCGGCGCCGCGCCTTGGCTTCCAGGCGACAGCGCGGCGCCGGGGCTTCACCCGAACCAACAAACCGGAGTCTAAAACCATGTCCACCGTTTCCGCAATTCCCGTGTGTGAGTGCTGCGGCCAGCCGCTGCGCCAGCGTGCCACCCGCAAGGCTGGCGCATCTTTTCGCGGCTATGATGATTTTGTGCCGGCCTACAATGCCGCAAGGCATGCCGCGATCGCCGCCCTTGGCGAGCGTTGGTATCTGGTGCCCGGCGCCAGCCAATGGGCGCGCATCCCGTCCGCCTGGGCGGCGTGCAAGGTCTATGGCCGCGTGTCGCACGCGCCGCGTGACCGCCGCTTGCCGGCCGCGCGCTATTGGCCAGCCGGCACGTTGCCCATTGGCCCTGAGTATGCCGAACCGGCGCCCGTGCGCTTCGCGGAGGCCGCGTGATGATCATTCAGCGCAACGGTATCCCGCTGCTGTCGGGCTCCACGATGAAAGTCACCAGCCGCGATTGCTGGTCAATCGGCGTGGAGTCGCAAGGCTTCGCGCCGGGCGGCGAGCTCGTCACGTTCCGCGTCGTCATGAGCCGTGACGAGGCCGCCATGCTGGCACGGGCGCTGCTGACGGACGATTGACCAAATTGACCGCTTACCGTTAACCGTGCGGCCGGCAGAGCATGCCGGCCGCGTCCCTCTGGAGTAAGATTAGTGACCAATATGGAAATTCTTATCAGCTACGACACCAGCCGCGCGTCGCGCGACCATGCCGCGTATCGCGTTTCCTATGTGAAAACAGACGCGGCTTGTCACGCGCTACGTCAGATTGGCGACGTATGGAACAACCTGGCGCATTTCCGGGGCGTTTACGCGACGCAGGAGGAAGCCGAAACGGCCGCCAGCGAGTACCTTCCCGATGACTGGCGCTGAATTCGCCGCGTTGATCAAGCGGACGGGATGGTCCGGCCGCTCCGTCGCCGAGTTGTTCGGCGTGTCGCATGGCGTGATTGGCGACATGCGGACCGGCCGCCGCTCGGTCAATCCGGTTATTGCGCGGTATCTGGAACGCGTCGCCAAGGCGATTGAAAACGTGCCCGTGCCGGAACTGACCGACCGTCGCCTACGTGACGACTAATGCAGCAGCCCGGCCGCGTCGCCGGGCTGTTCGTCTGCCGGCCGCTGTTCGCCCGGCCGGGGCGCGTTGCCCGGCTGGAGCACCAGCGCCATCGGCACATTGACGCAGCGTGACAGCACGCCGCGAAACCGCGTCCTGCCAAGACTGGCCTCGGGCGCCCGTTTCAGCGCCTGAGTCCAACCGCCACCCGTCGCCGATTCGGGCATGCTGCGCCAGCGGGTATCCTCGAACACCTCCGCCAACTGCGGATTATTGTGCGCCACTTGCAGCACGATGTTGGCGGCCCTGTTGTCGCCGCTCAGCGCCACGACCTTGAGCCCGAAGGCCGCCAACTGTCGCCTGGCAAAGGCCATCCGGTCGGGCTCGCTGTCATCGCTCACGTCCTCATCGTCACCCAACAGCGACGCCTGCATCCGGGTGGCAGGATTGGCCAGCACGCCCGCGACCATGGCAATGAGCTCGCCGAGTTGCGTGCTGGTAGGGCGATTCTTTTCCGTGCGATGCGCCAGCAACCGATCGATGCAGCGGCGGTATTCCGGCAATTGATCCTCCGCCGCATCGGCCAGCAGCCGCGTCATATGGTGGCTGGCCAGCCGGCCGGCCAGGTTCATCCGCCCGAGGTCATCGTACAGCGCCACCGACACCAGCCCGAGCAGCGTGCCATACAGATCGGTCAGCCGGCCGCCCTTGTCTTGGGCCGCCATCAGCGCGCGCAGCTCAGGCAGCACGCTATCGGTCAGCAATCGCCAGCGCGCGGCCAGGACAGCGGTCAGTTCCAGCCCGAGCCGTTCCAGCCGGTCCAGTGAGAACGGCGCGCGCGGGAAGCTTGCCTTGACCATGGTGATAGGCACGAACCGCGACGCGTCCTCGGATTTCAGCGGCGGCGCGATGATGGCGGACAGCAGGAAGCTGGACAGGATCGGGAACTCGCTGCCGACGTGCTGGCTGGAGCCCCGGCGCAGCACGCCGCCGGTACTGGCTTGCCGCGCCAGCGCGATCACCCGGTCTTGTTTTTTCGGGTCCGCCTCAGCCTCGAATTCGTCATAACCCACGGCAATTGAGCGATTGCGCAACGCCTGCCAGATACCGGCCGCCGTGGCGTCGGTAATGGCGACGATGCCGTTGGCACCGAGTACCGCCAGAATGAACGCTTGCAGGGTCGATTTGCCAAGCCCCATTTCGCCGACAAAAAAACCATGCGGGCGGAATTTCAGCGCCCCGCTCAACATCGCGGCGCAGATTAGCGCCAGCACCATCGACGCGTCGAACGTGCCGCGCGCGAAGCCGAAGGTTTCCAGCCGGTCGAGCAATTCGCCGGCCGGGTCCATCGTCTTGATCACTTTGGGTAGCGGCGGCAGCGGCGGGCCGGGGATGTAGACGAATTCGCCAACCCGGCCGAGCGGGCGCATCTGGCCGTTGA